TACGTCAGCTGGGCTTTCGCGGCGGCCAGCGTCAACGCCGTCCAGCAGATAACGCTCAAGATCACCCCCACCTCCGGCTTCACCTACGCCGCCGCCTCCTGATGGTGATCCCCATGCCGGAGGCAGTCACCACATGGAGGGAGTCCCTCTGGATCGGGCCGACGGCTGGATCGCTGGCCGAGGTGCGCTGGATCACGGCCTCCCCGGAGGTCGGCTATCCCGCCCACGTCATCGACGCGACGAGCATGGACTCGGACGCCATGACCTACGTCCCTGGCCTCAAGGACTACTCCGCCGACCTGACCTGGGAGCTCAACGCACAGCACTGGAGCAACGCGCCCGGAAACCTGAGATACCTCCTCTCCCTCGACGGCCAGGAGGTCAACGTCGAGAGGCGCATGCCCCTCGTCGGAGTCAAGGTCGCTTTCACGGCGATAGTCCGCGTCGCGGCGTCCGGGTCGTCCCCCAACGCCCTCCACAAGCTGACCCTCACCGCGACCCAGACCTCCGCGTCCACGGTCTCGGAGTGGACCAGGGCGCTCGGCTACGCGCTGAGGTACTACTCCTCGTGCTACATCGACGGCGAGCTCGTCAACTGCGGGGAGTACACGGAGATGACGGAGGTCTACCACGGCGGGTCCATCGGCAACGCATACGTCACCAACGTCAGGGCGGGCGTCTCGGACTCCCTCCCGGAGGGATACGAGTTCGTCGGATGGTGCGACGACGCCTACGGCGACGGCCATGTCTACCGGGTAGGAGAGTACGTCAGGACGGTCGACCAGGGAGTCAAGCTGTATCCGTACCTGAGGAGGACGAGCTGATGCCGGAGGCGGTCACGAGCCAGCACGAGACCCTCTGGATCGGGGCCACCAGGTCCTCGATGCGCAGGGTCCCGCACCTCGTCTCCTCGCCGGAGATCGCGCCCCCGGCCCAGATGATCGACGCGACCAACCTGGCCTCGGACCGCATGGTCTACATCAGGGGCCTCAAGGACTACTCCGGCGAGCTCGTATGGGAGGCCAACTCCCAATACTACAGGGCCGGGGAGCTCCGCGACCTCCTGGCGCTGGACGGGTGCGACGTCTACGTCGAGAGGAGGATGCCGATGGTCGGCGTCCGCGTCTCCCTCCGGGGACGCGCCTCCGTCTCCATGTCGGCGGCCTCCCCGGACTCGATCCAGAGGGTGACCGTCAGGATCGTCCCGTCCTCCGCGATGGAGGTCGAGGAGTGGTCGGAGTCCACGTCCGAGGGCTACATGGTCCGCATCAGGACGGACTCCGCGACCCATATGGACGTCGTGAGGGTCGACACCTCCTACGGGGGCCGCGCCCTCTCGCTGGCCAACGCCAACTGGCTCCGCCAGCAGGGTGCCGCGAGCATCCCGTCGGAGTTCGCTTTCTCCGGAGGCTACGGGCCTTTCGGCTGTTTCTACGCGGCGTTCAACATCGACGCCTACGTCGCCTCGACGGAATCGGAGGAGCCTATCTGCACCGAGGCCGGGAGGCTGGCGTACAGGCTCGACCCTTACAACCTCAAGAGGACAATAGGAGGGACGACGCTCGTCGGGACCTACAACGTGCTCCTCGTGATCCCGACGGTCTACTGGACCGTGGCCAGCAACGACCTCTACCTCTCAGACCATGCGAGGTACAACACCATATCCGGCATGACCGCCTACGCCCACACCGCCGACGGGACCATCTACCCGTACATCGGGATAGGGGTCTACGAGGCCAGCGACGACGGGACGAGGCTCGTGTCCGTCCCAGGCCAAGCCCCTGCGGCGAACAGGACCCACGACGAGTTCAAGGCGCTGGCCGACGCCCTGACCCCCGCGACGGGGTGCGGTTTCCAGCAGTGGAACCTCTACCAGTGGACGCTCTACAAGATGATGGCCTACGCCGTCATGGGGACCAAGAACTCGCAGTGGATGCTCGGAAACGGGCCCACCTCCAACAGCTCGGCCTCGACCACGGGGCTCGCGGACTCCGCCGGGCCCTACGCCGACAGCACCTCGGACTACGACAAGATGCTCATCGAGAACTCCTGGGGGTCCGTCGCGGGATTCGTCGGGGACGCGTTCCTGTCCGACGGCGCCCTCATGGCGGGGCAGTCGCTCGGAGGGGCCGACCTCGGCGCTCAGCCGTCGACGGGCGCGTCGCTGGCGCAGACCTCCGGCTCGTGGAAGTGGGCGTCCTCGCTGGACCCCACGTCGGCGGGATGGGACGTCCCGACCGCCGGAGGGGACACGGACACGTCCTCGGACCCCGCGACGTCGGGGGACAGGTTCGTCACCAACACCGGGGAGAGGTGCATCATCGCCGGGGGCAGATGGTCCGACGGCGCCGGAGCCGGACTCGGGAGCCTGCTGGGGGGCAACGCGACCACCAACCGGGCCTCCAACATCGGCGCCAGGCTATCCTACTTCATCAACGAGTACGCGCTCGGAGGCGATGCGGAATGATGCAGTCCCAGGAGGCCGTCCCCGTCGTCGATGAGTCGTTATCCGAGGATGGCGATGCGGAGCAGGAGGAGACACAATGAGATCCAAGACAGATATAGAGTGGGAGCCGGTGACCGACATCTCCGAGCTGATCGGGAGGGTCGTCGAGATGGAGTCGGAGGGGACGACCCTCTCACAGCTCGCCGCCGGGCTCGGAAAGGGAGCCAGGATCGCCGAGGCCGACAGGCTCCTCCGCCTGTGCGGGTCGTCGTATGCGGAGTTCCTCAACCGGGGGTTCGCATACGAGGACCTCGGCGAGGTGCTCAAGGCCGTGTTCGACAGCCTGGGGTTTACGGCGAGGGAGAGTCCCTCGCCCAAGCGTACCGCAAGGAGATCGTGAGAGCGATCCGCGGGGGGAGGATGTCGGACGCGGTCCTCGTGATCGCGCTGGCCGAGGGGATGGACCCCTCCCTCCCTCCGCAAACCGTTTCCAGGGCGGTCCTCGCCAGGGCCTCCGCCGGACAGGAGGCGAGGAGGAGGGACGCCCTCACCGATTTTATCATGGCGCAGGTCGCCAGGGGAGCGCAGATCGACTACTGGGACGCGGTCTCGCACCTCTACACCGCCTCCGAGATGGAGGAGATCCGGAGGAGGAGGGCCGAGGCCGAGGAGCGCAAGCGCCAGCTCGACGCGGTCAAGGACATGACGGACATGTCGAGGCAGTTATTCGGAAAGTGAGAGATATGACGGATTTGGAGATTAACGCGACGATCACCGCGACGACGGAGGGGTTCACCTCCGGGATCGAGGAGGTCAAGAGGTCGTCCAAGGACCTGGAGGCCAGCGTCAAGAGGACGTCCAAGGGGATCGAGAGGGACGTCGACAGGACCGCCGACGCCGTGAAGAAGGACGCCGACGGGGTGAAAGGCAAGATCGGAGAGCTCGTCCGGTCCGCGGAGCAGGGGTCGAGCGCCATCGGGAGGGCGACGACCGCGCTGGCGGGGTTCGGCCTGGCGATGGACGGCCTCAAGCAGGTCAAGGAGGTCGCGTCCAGGGTCTACGACGCCGCGATGCAGATGGCCAGGCTCGCGGACACCGCCGCCGACACCGCCGCATACATGCACCGGACTTTCGGGACCATGACGGGGGACGCGAGGCAGTGGGCCTCCGAGACCGCACAGGCATACGGGGTCTATACGCAGGAGATCGAGTCCCTCTATACGCAACTGTACGAGGCCCTCTCCAAGAGCCTCCCCAGGACCCAGGCCGACGAGATCGCCCAGGGCCTCACCAGGCTACGCTACGACGTCGCGGCGGTCCTCAAGCAGTACGACGAGGCGCAGATCCAGCAGTGGGTCGTCGACGTCGTCATGAAAGGGGAGCAGGAGCCTTTCCAGAGGCTCATGGCCGGACAGACGTTCGAGCAGGCAGCGAAAGCGGCCGGCATGTGGTCCGACTCGATGACGGACGCGCAGAGGAAGACCGCGATGGCCAGGCTCCTCATGCAGGAATACAGCGACGAGGTCGGGACCTGGACGGACAACCTGGATACCGCGTCCGGGGCCGAGGGGAGGCTCAACGCCGCGATCATGGAGCTCCAGAGCACCATCGGGTCCGTCCTCTCGCCGGTCCTGGCCGGGGCCCTCAATATGGTCTCCGACCTGATAGACGGGTTCAACGGCTTGGCCGACGCCATCGGGAGGATCACGGGGGCGGCGGACATGGAGGTCACGTCCGCGGACCTGATCCGCGACGTCTCCTCCGCGATGGCCCAGCTCGCCGACGACACCGAGAGGGCGTCCGAGGCCAGCGCAGGGCTCGCCGGGTTCGACAGGCTCAACCGCCTCTCGACGGGCGAGGAGGAGACGGAGGGCCAGGACATGGCCGGCGCCCTGGGGATGTGGATGGACCTGTGGGACCTCGACTCCGAGGCCGCGCTGACCGCCGCCGACAGGCTGTGGGACTCGATCCTGGACTCCGGCCTCGACACCGAGGAGGAGCTCAGGGACGCCTACGGGGACCTCTTCGGGTGGATGGCCGACCAGAGCGACCTGGCCGAGGACGCCAAGGGCGACGCCGTCGACTCCGCATGGAGGTCCCTGGAGAGGACCATCGGGCAGTACCGCGACGCGCTGGAGGACCTCGGCCTCGACGAGAGCGACATCCCCGCGCTCCGGTCCGCCCACGACGCACACCAGGCCGCCGTCGAGAGGGAGTCGACCCTCTCCGCCAGGCTGGACCGCCTCAGGGCCGGGGGAGGCTCCGAGGAGGACATCGCCGACATCGAGCGCGACCTGGAGGACGTCCGGAGGACGATCAAGGACACCACCTACGACGCGAAGCTCTACCAGGCCGTCCAGAGCCTCAGGACGTACTGGGGGACCGTCATACAGAGCGAGTACGCCAGCCTCGCCGGGGAGCTCAAGACCGCCAACTCCAGCGCCGTCTCGACGATGGCGAGGGAGACCGAGGCCGAGCTCAGGACCTCCTACTCGGCCCTGGCGCTGGCCATCCAGAACATCCCCGCGCCCGTCGTCAACGTCGGCGAGACGACGGTCTCCCTGGAGGGGACCGACCTGGCCGAGACCAGGAGGGAGGCCGCGGCATGGCTCCGCGAGAACGCCGAGCAGATCAAGGGCGTCGTCTCCGCGATGGAGGAGGGGGCCGACGTGGACGACTACATCTCCGCTTTCAAGGGCGCCGGCATCGACGTCGACGACCCCGCCGTCAGGCTGGCCGTCGAGACCCTCGCCGGCAAGATCGGGGAGATGGAGGCCCAGGGCATCGACGTCACCGGGTCCGACATCACGCTCGACCTCTCCGGATGGCTGGCCAAGTACGACAGCCAGGTCGCCGCCGCATTGTCCAAGCTCCCGACCTCGTCCAGCATCAAGCAGGTGCTGGAGGAGTTCGTCAACCAGGGCATCGACGTCAAGGACCCCAAGGCGGTCACGATAGCCAGCGCCCTCGTCAAGATAGGCAACGGCGTCGCCAGCGCCCAGACATTGGAGGATGTCACGACGGCGATGGGAGGGGTCGCGACCGCGATCGCGAACATCAAGCCGACCGCCAACGTCACCAACGAGGTCTCGACCACGATGGACGTCTCCGGCCTGAGCCAGTCCATGCAGACCTGGATAACCGAGCACGAGGAGCCCCTGAAGACGGCGCTGTCCAAGCTCCCCAAGACGTCCGACTTCCAGGACATACTCGACGCGTTCTCGGAGGAGGGCCTCGACGTCACCGACGAGGAGACCATCAACGTCGCCCGCGCCCTCGCGGACATCTCCAAGGGGGTCGCGACCGCCACCACGCTGGAGCAGGTGACCACCGCCATGGGCGACGTCGCGACCGCCATCGAGGGCATCGAGCCGACCGCCAACGTGACCTACAACCCCACCCTGGAGAACGACGTCACCGTGGAGCATGTGGACGTGGACACCACGGGCCTCGCCATCTACCCGGACGTACACAACGAGTACAACCCGACGTTCAACCCCTCTTTCACCAACCAGGTCGACGTCGGCGGGGTGAGCGTCGAGAACGGGGAGATAAAGAACCTCCAGACGGACCCCATCACCCAGGCCATCACCAGCGCCGCGAACGGCCTGGAGGTCTCCGCCGACGTGATCAACAACAACTACAACGAGAACTACAACCAGAACGAGAACAAGAACTACAACGAGAACAAGAACTACAACGACGTCGACGTCACCGTGGGCGACGACGTCCTCCAATACTCCGACCTCCTCAAGGACGCATGGGAGGCCATGGAAAAGGTCGGCGACGGCCTGACCGACCTGGCCGAGGCCGCGTCCTCGCCGGAGGTGCAGGTACAGGAGGCGCAGACAAACCTGGACACGGTCAGGGAGGCCGCGAGCCAGGCCGCGACGGAGGCCATCGACAGGGCTTGGAGCCTCGACACATGGTCCAACCCGATCTCGCTCCTCTCCGGCGTCCTGGAGACCGTCTCGACGCTCCTCGGAGCCAATTCCGACATAGCCGAGGCCCAGGCCGAGCTCGCGGCGGCCCTCGCCAAGGCCGCGACATGGGAGACCGTCGAGGACCGCATGAGGCAGGAGGGCAACGCCTCCGACGACACGGTCGGGAAATACAAGGCGTGGTTCGACGAGGGCAAGGCTTTCGAGGACATCGACCTCTACTTCCGCAAGAAGCTCGCCACGACCCTCGGGGTCTCCGAGGAGATGTGGGACAGCGCCCTCGCCAAGGCCCAGGCCCAGGCGTCGGCGGAATGGCAGGGGACCCCCTACGTCATGACCGAGGAGCAGCAGCAGGCCTACGCCGAGCAGTCCAAGCAGATATGGTCCGCGGAGGAGTACGCGGCGATGCAGGCCGCCGAATCGACGTCCTCGACGCCCGAGGCGACCGCCGTCCAGTCCTACACGGACGTACACGAGGAGTACCAGACGGCCGCATCGACGGCCTCCGCGCCGGCGACGACCCCGACGGCATCGGAGATCTCGTTCGCGGCGCTGTGGGAGCAGGCGCGGAGCATCGCCGAGGGGACGTCCACGGCGTCCGCCGTAGGGTCGTCCGCCGCGGACGTCTCCATGACCCTCGACGGACTGCTGGAGGACATCGGCCAGATCGCCGGGACCATATCCGGACGGCTCGCGGATTTCGCGAGGGAGGGCAAGGCATGGGACGAGCTCCAGTCGTCCTACCGGAACACGCTCCTCAAGTACGGCGTCACAGAGGCCCAATGGGACTCGGCGACCTCCAACGCCGGCGCGACCGCGAGCCAGTCCGAGCCGAGGGTCCAGGAGGCCGCGGCGAGGCAGACCGTGACCGCGACTTCGACCTCGACCGCGGCCTACGAGCCCGCGGAGGTGGCGCCCAGGGACACATACGTCGATACGGTCGTGACCCCAGTCACCACTCCGGCGGTCACGACCCCGGCCGTCACGACCCCGACGGCCTCGAGGTCGACCAGCTACTACGCGAGGAAGGCGGAGGGCGAGGACCTCCCCTACGCCGAGATCGTGAACCGCTGGGACGAGGAGGGCAGGGCGTGGTCGGACCTTCCCGACTACGTGAGGGAGAACCTGGCAGAGGTCTACGGAATCAAGGGCTACGCGACGGGAGGCGTATTCGAGCCCAACTCCCCGGTGCTGGCGGTCCTCGGGGACAACCGCACCGAGAGGGAGGTCGCCGCCCCCTACTCGACCATCGTCAGGGCCGTCAAGGACGCGCTCGGATCGCTCGGATCGAGGGGGGAGGCGCAGAGGATCGACCTCACCGCCGTCGTCCAGATCGACGGGAGGACCGTCGCGAGGCAGGTCTACCCCTACATGGTCCAGGAGGCCAAGAGGCTCGGAGCCTGATCGGAGAGGCTCGAACAGGCGGCGGTATATCCTCCGCTTCGCCTCCATGTCGCCGGACGCGCCGTCCAGACATTCGTCCGGGCCGGCCATCAGGCAGACGGCCAGGACCTCGGAGGGGACCATGCCCGCGAGGGCCCTCCTCCCCTCCCGGTCCGCAGGGATGTCTCCGAGGACCGGGGCGATCCTGGAGGCTTTGGAGAGGTCGCAGATCCAGGACACGCGCATGTCCCTGATCGCGGCGTATGCGAGGAGGTCGCCGAGATCGGCCAGATGGCTCTCGTCCTCTCCGCACTGGAAAACGAGGCGGGCGTTGCATCCGAGGCAGACCGCCGAGGCGAGATGGCGTCCGGCGTCCTCCCGTCCGAGCAGGCGGCCGATCTTGTAGAGACGGACGGAGGCGTCCGCCGCGCTCCAGAGCCTCCAGGAGGCGAGATGGTCGGCGAGGGCCTCGGTCCAGTAGGCGAGGCGTCCGTCGCGGCCGCGGGGGACGGGACCGCGAGGAGGGTCCAGGTAGGAGGCCGAGATCGTCTCGACCGTCCCGTGCTTCAGATACTCGCGCAGTATGGGGATGAACCCGTATTCGACTGGCATGGCCCGCAAGATGTCCTCCCGACGGATAAAGGCCGCCGGGGAGGGTCGTATTTATTAACGGCGTTAAGGATTTCATACTCATGACATGCTTCCTGACGATCCGGACGACGGGGGGGACGGACTGGTACGAGGTCCCTCCTCCGTCGCAGTACGCGGTCATCGACCAGCCGATCTACTCCGGCCAGAGCCAGAGGGACATCAATGGCACGATGCACATGGATCTTATCGCTGTCAAGGCCCAGATCTCCCTCGTCTGGAGCGCGATCTCGCCGGCGGCGTTCCAGTCGCTCTGCTCGATCACGGGGACCGGAGGGACCGTCGACTGCCTCTACTACGACCCGCAGACCGGATCGGTCAGAGGGACGGAGTCCAGCCCCGTCGTCATGTACCGCGACACCTCGTTCTCCTACGCGCCGATAGGCGGCTGGACGGACTCCGGCGGTCAGTACCATCCCTCCGACACCCTCCCCGACGCCGGCGACGGGTCGGTCTCGCTGGCTCCGGCGGGGTACACGGTCACCATGACCCTGACGGAGATGTGACGATGGCCGTCGACGCATCATTGACCATTTACGCAGGTCTCTACAGCGATATAGAGATGGCCTCCGGATCGCAAGTGAGGTATTACGACGGGAGCCGCATCCTCTCGCTGGACATCGTCGAGGAGGCTCCGTGCATCGGACTGGCCAGGAGGGTCTCGGAATGCACTCTCAGGATCACCAACGACCACATGACCAACGCGGACGGCTGGAAAGGGCCCGCCATGAGCGCCGTCAACGTCGAGGACGCCGCGAGCATGATAGGGCTCTTCATGCGGATCATAGTGACGAGAGGGTCTCCACAGGTCCAAGCGCGCCATGCTTTCATAATCGACTCGGTGGACGCCGACGACGACGGCGCGACGATCCACGGGCTCGGAGTGGACTCCCTCCTGGACAAGACTTTCGCCGAGACCGGGCTCTCGACGACTCTGGCGGCCGGGACTCTGATGCTGACCTGGACGGTGGTCGCGATGTCGACATGCGGATTCACCAGGAGCGACATCCTGATGTCCGGAGCCTCCAATACGCGCCAGCCGCGCGAGTGGGTGGTGGATCCGTCGACCAAGGTCGGCGACGTCGCGAGAGGGCTCATGGCCTACGGAGGATACGCGATCGGCCTCCAGGCCTACGGATCCAAGGGAGCGATAGAGCCGATGGCCGTCGAGGAGAATACAAGATACATAAGCGCGCTCGGATGGCCGGAGCCGTACATGACGGAGAGGAAAGGGACGCTTATCGTCAAGGACCCGACGGACGACACGTCTCAGACGATCACCCTGGACTCGTCCGTCGGAGGTACGGAGGAGATCGAGATCCCGTTCTCGTCCGATCTGACGGATCTGTCGGAGATCGGCGCCTGGGCCAAGCGCCGCCTCTCCGACCAGTGGTATTCGGTGGATCTGATAGGGGATCCGTTCTCGCTGTACATGAACAAGGCCAGGTCCACGGGGATATACGCGACGGCCTGGCCGGTAGCGACCTGGACGGACACCTCCGGAGAGACGAGGAAGAGGAGGATGCTGATCCAGAGGATCGAGCACCACTACGACGGCGGATTGACCCAGAGGGTCTACGGGCCCCTGTACGACACCATCTGAGGCCGTCCCATGATACAGATCCGCTGTCCGATGTGCGGCGAGGAGGTCATGGTCCCGGAGGTCCTCGTCTGCCCCCTGTGCGGGCTGGACCTCAGACGGTACACCGAGGAGCACGCGATCAAGCACGTCCGCAGGTGCAAGGGTCCTCGGAAGCGGTGAAATCATTTATAAAGCGGCTCCGGCTGGTTAAGCATGGACGAAATACTCCAGTACATCCAGCCGGAGCTATTGATCCTCGTCCCTGTCCTCTATCTGATCGGGATGGGCATCAAGCGCTACGGGAGCGACGACAGGGTCATCCCCCTCGTCCTCGGCCTGATGGGGATGCTCCTGGCATGCCTCTACGGGCTGTCGACCATGACCGCCGGATCGTCCGTCGCGATGGTCCTCTACACCGGGATAGTGCAGGGGATACTCTGCGCCGGAGCCTGCACTTACGCGAATCAGATATGGAAACAGGCGCACAAGGCCAAGGGCGAGTGACCATGACCGACCCGGAGGCGGTCGGGACGGTCCTGATCGCCCTGTCGACGATCCTCGCCGCTTTCGTCATGATGGCCAAGCCCCTCCTCCGGCTCAACTCCGCACTGACGGAGCTGGAGGCGACCCTCCGCCACATGCAGGAGGTCATCGCCGAGAGGGGCGCGAGGCTGTCGGAGATCGAGGCGAGGACGGACCGCATCGAGGACCGCGTCACCGACCACGACTACCGCCTCAAGAGCCTGGAGGACAGGCCCAGGCGATAAACCCCTTAATCTTTCTCCAGAGCGACGAGGACGTCCTCCAGAGGCGCGAGGGCGTCGAGGACGTATCCGAGCACCTCCGAGCCTCCTCGTCGATCACAGAGCCTCCCAGGAGCGTCCGGACCGAGGCGGGCATGCGCACATGTCACAGCATCGGATCGGATCCCGTCCGGACATGGAGGATCCGAGCTTCCTCGCCGAGGGCGGGATGCAGCTCATGAGGATAAGATGTGTCATAGCTATGTAGCTACGGATAACCGATGGTATTAAATATATGTACAACGTATACTATCATGTCGGGAATGAGACCGACAGGAGATGCCAGAAATGACCGCAAAGTACACAACTATCTTCGGACAGAGAGCAAGGCTGTCTCGCGACGGGGACGTCGACGAGGTCGAGACCGACAGCGGGTTCTACGCCGTGTTCGCCACCGTGAGGGATTTCCTCGGCGCGACGGTCTGCGGATGCATAGAGGACATCGTCGCGGACGAGGACTCGGTGCTCACCATCATGTACAGGGACGGCCGCCTCTGGAGGAGCGACGACGACGACGCCGTCGAGACCTACAGGGAGACCAACATTGCCTCCGCCGTCTACTCGCACGGCTGTGGCGCTTTCGCCTACAGACCGGAGGAGTACACCGAGACCGAGGACGGGCACACCTACTGCTACATGTACGTCAGGGAGGTGCTCTGAGATGGTCTGGACCGTCACCGTCGAGGACGGCCCCCTCCTCTGGAGGGAGGCTTACGAGACCGTCGAGGAGGCCGTCGCGGGGTCCGTCCGCCACATGGCCGTCGGGAGGAGCGTCAGGCTGTCCGAGGACGAGGGGGTGGCCTGAATGACCTCCTGGGTCCTCTGGCTGGACAGATGGCACATCGGGTCCGAGGAGACCTGGTATGAGGCCGAGCTGTTCTACGACTCCAGGGAGAACCTCCTCCTCGCGGCACAGGCCGAGCTCGACGGATGCAGACCCGGAGACCGCGTCCGCGTCCAGGCCCTCGCCATGAGCGACGAGACGCTCGACTACGAGACCCTCCTCGACGAGACCAGGGAGGTCGCCTGAGATGGCCTGGCTCCTCGTGACCGCCGTCGAGGGCGAGGAGGAGAGGGTCTCCGAGAGGCCCTCCCTCGGAGCCGCCAAGGAGCGCCTCTACATGGTCGCGGCCTACCTCCGCGTCATGGGGTCCGAGGCCGTGATCCACATCGAGCGCGACGGAGAGGTCGCCATGACCGCCGCCGTCGTCGGAGGAGAGGTCTCGCTGACATGGCTGGACGGACCGACCTCCGTCGACGAGGTCCTGATGGCCGAGTACGGGATGGAGGGATGCGGATGCTCCTCGTGACCGCCGTCGACCCGTCGGGGTCCGTCGTCCGCCGGATCGGGACCTCGGACATGGCCTCGGCCTCCAGATGGCTCGCCGAGTGGATCGCCGAGCTCGGCCCTGGGACCGTCGCCATCGACGAGGCGGACAGCCATGCGAGGCCGATCCGCCGCATCGCGGCGGCCTGGGTCTCGTGATCGCGAGACCGTAATCCCACTTTACCAAACATTTTAAATATATGTACAACGTACACTATCATGTCGGGAATGAGACCGACGACAAGACAAAAAGGAGATGCCAGAGATGAACACATGCAAGAGCTTCAAGATTTGGTCGAGAGTGGAGATGTTCGGCGTGGCCGTCGTCAACGTCGAGGAGTACGACGACGTCGACAAGGCCGTCGATCTCGCGAGGATGACCCTCAAGGTCCCCGCCGACCTCGTCGAGGTCGCTGTGGTCGACGCCGACGGGAGGACCGTCTACAAGGACTCGACGGAGGCGGCCTGAATGACCTCCGCCGAGACGATCTATCTGGAGCGCAAGGACGGCCAGGTGGCCAAGATCCTCCTCCCGATGGAGGACGAGGACGACGTCTGGTGCGCCGTCGAGAGGACATACCCTCTCGCATGGGAGGCCGCCGACGAGGGGATGCTGGTCCCAGGATACGTCCGTGTGACCGCATGGGACGTCTGGTTCGAGCCTGGGGAGGACGAGGCCCTGGCCGCATGGCTGGCCGAGGACGTCGACAGGACCGAGCAGGGGAGGGAGTACGAATGACCGAGATCGAGAGGGAGGTCAGGCTCAAGGCCCTCCGCGACGCCATGGGGGAGTACGTCTCCCGCCTGATGGGGTACGCCGGGGACGCCGAAGGGGACTACGGCGAGATCCAGGTCTTCGAGGCTGCGAGGATGTGCGAGGCCGCGATGGAGCTCGGAGGGGAGACCATCGGGATGGCGAGGGACAGGCTCGGGAAGGCCGTCGAGCCCCTCAGGCACGTCGGGTACTGCTATGTCATACCCTACATGGAGAGGGTCCTCGACGAGCTCGAGAAGCTGGACAGAGAGCACCCGATCGCGGAGGGATGCGAATGAGGGTATTGGAGACCTACAAGGGATACGACATCGTCGAGACCGACTGGACCACCGAGGTCAGGGTCGGAGGGCGCGAGGAGGTCCGCGAGGTCCTCGTCATCATGGGCCTCAAGGAGAGGCCGAGCTCGCCTTTCATCACCACCGTCGAGGAGGCCAGGGAGTACGTCGACGCCGAGCTCGCCGGGCGCGAGGCCATGAGGGAGGCGAGGACGGCCACATGGGACGCCGTCGTCCGCCACAAGGGGAACAGCCTCGCCGTCGTGATCCCGTCCAGGATCGCCAGGTCGCTGGAGGTCGACGACGGGATCGAGGTCCGCGTCACCGTCGAGAGATTGTGAGACAAAAGCGGCGGCGTATGTCATCAGTCTACCTCGCGAAACGCCGCCGGCTCCCCTTTATGCGCCGAGATGCCAGTCTAGAGCGCGACAGGAGCGATTCTGTCACAGGATTATCGGATATAAAAACCGTGGGTCGTGTGTGTGTGGTGTGTGTGTGGCGGTCTCGGAGGGCGGGCCGGAACCGAACAATGCATCTCGAATGGCTCCGACCCATAATGAGCGAATCGGAGGGAGAGAAGATTGCAGTGTACGCTCCCTCCGTGCCTTTAGGAAGGCGATATCATGGAGAGTATTGCAGAATATAAGACCATCGAATCACACATAGACGACTACTGCGCCGTGCTCGTCAGGAGAGGGCGCAAGGAGACCACGGCCAAGGACGTCGGGAACGCCCTCAGGAAATGCGCCGCCTGGCTGGAGTCCGCCGGGATCATGGAGCCGGAGGACGTGACCGCCGAGGCCGTCGCCATGATGGCCCAGGGCCTCCCGGGGAAGGAGTCGACGCGGAGGCAGTACGTCTCGGGGTTCTCCGGGTTCATGAAATGGCTGACCGGGCGCGACGTCGTCGGCCAGGCCCGCCTATTGTGGAACCCTCCCCAGGGCGACGGGAGGACGTGGATCACGGCGGAGGAGTACCGGCGCGTCATGGAGGAGGCAGGGCCCGCCGAGAGGGTCATGCTGTCCCTCGCCGCCACGATGGGCCTGCGGCGTGCGGAGGTCGCCGACCTCCGGCTCTCCGACTTCGAGGACGGCTTCGTCACGATCCGCGGGAAAGGGCACGGACCGGACGGCAAGGAGGCCGTGAAGCGTCTCTCCGAGCCCGCCCGCAAGGAGGTCGAGGCGTGGCTCAGGATCCGCCCCCCGTCGGGATCCGACGCCCTCCTCGTCAAGCCGTCCGGGGAGCCGATGGATTTCCATGCGGTGGCGTACCGCGTCAGGAGGCTCTCCGAGAGGACCGGCGTCGGGTTCTCCATGCACACCCTCCGGAGGCTGTACGCGACGACGCTGGCCGACGCCGGGGTCCCTCTGGAGACGATAGCCAGGATGATGCGCCACGAGTCCCCGGTCACGACCATGAGGTGCTATCTCAGGGCCGACCCGAGGAGGATGGACGAGGCCCAGGCCAGGGTCGACGAGGCCCTGGCATTGTGACCATTGTACACAAGACAATGGTGATATATACCACGACGCAGATATGGAGATTGCAGTGTACGGACGGTTCGGACATATATATCAAAATGACCAAACCGCCAAGCCTGCAGGAAGAAGAAGATGAGACCGATATCTCTCAATTCTGTATGCAGAGTGGTATACGAACGCAATTTCCCCGAGATAGAGAGGCTGAAAGGCATGCACGCCACCGCCATGCCCTATACGCGGGACAACTTCGCCAGGGACGTCCTCGCGGACGGGTTCATCCTGTCCATGACGACCGTCGCGATGAAGTGGAAGTCCCTCGAGGCGTCCGGCCTGATCAGGAGGGGAGCGTACAGGACGATCCTCGACATAGGGATGCTCGAGGAGATGGCGGAGGCGGGCGAATGACCGCCAAGAAGTCCGCCGAGACCGTCGAGGAGGTCCCCGAGACCGCCACACACACACCACACACACAGACCGAGGCCGACCCCTACGAGGCCGACAAGCGCATCCTGGCCGATCTGGAGAGGAGGAGCCGCAACGTCTATCAGAGGCTGATCGACGCCAACCGCGTCATCGACTCGATGCCTTTCGCCAAGGACATGTCCAACAGCCAGTACAAGTCGGTCCCCATCGACGTCATGAGGGCGGCGGTCCGCAAGGCCTGCATCGAGGCGGGGCTCGTCCATGTGGGCCCCCTGGAGCTCGACTACACCGCCGTCGTCAAGGACGGGCGCATCAAGGTCTACACGGGGACCGCGGTCTTCCGCTATGTGAACGTCGACGATCCGCATGACTGGATCGACTACCCGACCCTCGGAGAGGCGATGGACACCGGCGACAAGGGCGCCGGCAAGCTGGTCTCCAACCTGATCAAGACCCACTACAAGGCCGCATTCGACATCGGCGAGAGGGGCAAGGACGACATCGACAGCTACGCGAACGAGGACATCGAGGCCGAGGCGGACCGCATCGCCGAGAGGAGGGCCCGCCGCCAGGAGGCCGTCAAGGGCGACCCGTTCTTCGGCAAGGGCCCGTCCGAGGAGGTTGTCTCCCTCCGCAAGCGGATCGGGAGGCTCTACGCCCAGGGAGGAAAGGCCGCCTCCACGGTGGACCGCTACAAGGCCGAGCACGGCTCTTTCGCGACCTGGCCTGAGGAGGTCCTCCGCGAATGCCTCGCCGAGTGCTCCGAGGAGGGAGGCCAGTGACCCGCGAGGTCGAGCTCGTCAGGATCTAGAGCACCGACATGATGATGTCGAGGCTCCTGGCCCTCATGAGGGTGGTCTCCGAGACCGGGCGCGAGGTCTGGCTCGACGGGGACAGGTGCGCCGTCATGGTCAGGGAGGGAGGGCAGTGATCCGCACCGAGAGGGACGCCGAGGCGCTGGCGGACGTCCGCGACGCCCTGGCCAGGGCCGTCGACCTCCCCGCCGGAGGCGATGCGTCGAGGAGGCTCCGCAACGCGGCCTATTCCCTCTGGCTCGACGCCGAGAGGGAGCTCGCCAGGGACCTCGCATGGTGCCATGCCGACGCCATGCCGACGGTCGTCCGCGATCACGACGGCTCCTGGGCGGTCTGTTGCGAGTCATGCGGGACCAGGGTCTCCCGCGACACCTACGAGGATGTCTGCGAGGCTTGGAACTCCGTGATCGAGGCCGAGGACGAGGAGGGGTCCGAATGACGGACTCGTGGCTCGTCAGGTGCCCCTACTGCGGACGCCTCTCCGCGATCACCTACGTCCCCGACCGCAGGACGGGGGAGGTCTCCCTCCTCCATCACTGCTTTGAGGGGTGCGGGACCAGGCACATCGGGCCGAGAGAGCTGGCGATGAAATGGGCCAGCCGCGAGGCGTCGACCTCTGGAGGGACCGCATGGGAGCCTCTGGAGGAGGACCCCTCGACGGGCGAGTGGGTCGGAGCCGACTCCGGCGAGAGATGGGAGGTGGTCCAATGAAGCCTCCTGGGATCGACAGCATCGTCCGCATAGACAGGAGGACCGGACGCGCCGAGAGGATCGGTTTCGACGACCTCCCCGACGAGGTCAGGGCGAACGTCCTGGACGACCTCCTGGAGAGGTCCCGCAGAGCCTCCGTCGAGACCGTCGGGAGGGTCGTCGAGGAGGCCGGAGAGGAGCTGTGGGAGATCTACACCAAAGCTGACGACGCGGGGGTCCGCTACATCGCCGCCGTCATCGCAGGGATGCGCGTCATCGGCGAGAGCGAGGAGGACTGCGAGGAGATGGTCAAGAGGCTGTCCACGCTGATCGCGGCCTCCAGGTCGGCCATCCGCCGGAGGCTGGAGGAGGCAGGGTCGTACCGCATCGACGAGGAGGCGAGCGAATGACCTGCGACCACGAGTGGCACAACGTCGACGTCTACCTCGACGAGGACTCCGAGACCCGCCTCCAGAGGTGCCTCAGGTGCGGAAAGAGGAGGACCGTCGTCCTGGACGATAACAGGGACGCCCACGTCTACGAGGAGGGGTCCGAATGACGGACCTTCCTCTCGGAATCCAGAGGATCGCGGACGAGGCCCTGGAGTACGGGTCATGGATCGTCGAGGACCCCGGCCGCCTGGCCGCCTTTCTGGAATCGGCGGACATGGCGAGGATAGGCGAGGACCTCTCGACGGCGCTGTCGATCATCGCCGTAGGGATGGCCCTGGCCCATGTGAAAGCGAGCGACGCGAGGACCGCCGTCGAGACGATGGCGCTGTCGTCACAGCTCGCCGGAGTAGCGATAAGAGACAGGAAAGAGGAGGCAGAGGAATGAGCGCAGGAGTGGTGAAAGCATACGAGCACACGGAGGGGTCGAGATGACCGATAAAGGATGGTCGATGACGCTCGACTCACCCTACGTCAAGGCGGTCGAGAGGATAGCCGACGAGAGGGGCGAGACCCCCGAGGACGTCATCGTCGACGCGGTGAGGCTCTACGTCATGGCCGAGACGGTCATCGCCAGGCCCCGCGAGGAGCCGGCACAGGCCGACCCCATCCCCGAGGTCCCGTCCTACCATTATGACCCCAACCGGCCCACCGAGGCCGACGTCGAGGCCGTCCGCGCCGTCCTCCGTCCGATCTGGACGGGGGTCCCGTACATGGCCGAGAGGTCCGGCCTCGACGCCTACGTCGTCCGGAGGGCTTGCAAGGCCCTGGAGTCGAGGGGCGAGGCCGTCTCCACGAGGGAGAACGGCGCGATCCAGTACATGAGGGCCCCGAAAGCGGTCCAGCAGGTCCTCCCGGAGCCGGAGCCGGAGGCGAAAGCGCCCCGCCGCCAGAGAGCCAGAGGATGCCAGAAAGCCGTCCTCTCCTCCCTGGGGACATCATGGATGCGGACCGACGACATCGTCGCCCGCGTCAACGAGAGGCCCGGCAAGGAGTTCACACGCGAGAACGTCCTCGACACGCTGAGACATCTCGCGAGGGAGGGGACCATCGAGCGCTACCCTCCCGTCGTCGAGGGCAGGCGCCCGCTCGACGTCGAGTGGAGGGTCCCGACATGATGCCCGGAGACAGCGCCCCGTCGCTCAAGAGGGCTACGATGTCCCTCGCCGAGGCCGAGGCCGACCTCATGGCGGTCAAGCGGGGAGCGACCGTCGGGGAGGCCGCCAGCATCGACAGGGCGATCAGAGCGATCCGCGAGGCCGAGGCCGAGGTCCAGAGGGTCCGCGACGCGAGGGAGGGTCTCCGATGGTGACGAGCCAGGAGGTCCGCGAGGCCCTCGCCTCCTCCGAGGGATGGAGGAGCACCGTCGAGATCGCCTCCGACGTCCCCAGGACCGCGAGGACCGAGAGGAGCCACAAGGTCCAGGTGTACCAGCGCCTCGTCCGCCTCGTCGAGGACGCCGAGGCCGAGTGCTACAGGGGACCCAGAGGGGCCGTCTACTGGAGGAGGGTCCGATGGCCGCGTCGACAAGGAGGGACATCCTCTGCGACCTCGCCGACGGAGGCCCGGTCGCGGCCTCGGTGCTACGGGACCAGTACGGCCCATACGCCTACCCGTGCGTCTGGAAGCTCGTCGCCGACGGCCTCGTCGTCCAGGACGCGAGGACGAAAGCCTACGCGATCACGGACGCCGGGATCGCATACCTGGAGGCCCGCCAGTGACGCTCCGCGTCGTCGAGCTCTTCGCCGGGGTCGGCTCCCAGAGGATGGCCCTCCGCGACGAGGGGATAGACCACGAGGTCTTAGCCATCGCCGAGATCGACAAGCATGCTCTGGCGAGCTACGAGGCCATACACGGAGACTGCCCCAACCTGGGCGACATCACCAAGGTCGAGCAGTTGCCCGAGTGCGACCTCGTCACCTACAGCTTTCCATGCCAGGATCTTTCCTTGGCCGGCAAGCGGGCCGGGATGGGCGAGGGGACTCGCTCCGGCCTCGTCTGGGAGGTCGTGAGGCTCCTGGAGGCCGCCGAGCATAGACCGGAGTGGCTCCTGATGGAGAACGTCCCGCAGGTGCTGACGTCCCCGCTATGGCCGGACCTCCTGGACAGGCTGGCGGCGATGGGATACCGCAACAAGTTCGCCAAGCTCGACTCCAGCCGCTTCGGATCGGCCCAGAAGCGCGTCCGCGCGTTCATGGTCTCGCGTCTGGACCGCGAGCCTCCGGACCTCCCGACGTCGACGGACGCCCCGTCCAGGTGCATCCGCGACATCATGGAGCCGGAGGTCTCGGAGAGGTACGTCAAGCGCATCCCCCTGGAGCGCATCAAGTGGCGCGAGCCGGTCCCCGGATACAGCAACCCCCAGAGCGACGGCCTCGTCTGCCCTCTGATCGACTCCGCCGACCCCAGACTGGAGACCAGGCGCATCGCGGCCGAGAGGTCGCTCTCGCCGACCCTCCGGAGGGGCGTCTCCGTCACCGTCGTATCCGAGGACGAGGAGGAGAGGGCGAAAGGCGTCTGCGGAAAGGCCGACAACCTCCGCATGGCTCCCAAGGGGGAGAAATCCATCACCACCGTCCACGGGGACGAGGCCGTCAAGGTCGTCTCCCCGTCCGAGGTCCGGAGGAGGGAGGCCAGGGGCGAGACGTCCAGCGCCCCGGTAGCCGAGAACCTGGATGAATCGTTCTACTCCGGCAGGATGCTCTACTCCTCCTCCTCCTCCTCCCCGACCGTCAGGACGTACCACGGGCACGACTGCCAGATCAAGGTCGTCGACAGGGTCGAGCCTCCAGCGGTCCCCGGACGGTCGACGCCGTGCGCCGAGGTCGAGGGGGTCGTGTACTATCCCGAGAGGTCGCTGTACGCCAGGGGAGGCTCCTCGCCGACGGTATGCACCGACCACGGGAACAATCGGATACAGGTGGTCGACCATATCGAGCCGTCCAGCGCTCCGATAGCGGAGGACCTCGACGAGACATTCTATTCTCACAGGATGGTCTACTCGATGGAGAGAGCCTCGCCGACGGTAAGGGCCAGCATACGCTCCTGGAAAAACGTCCCCAAGGTAGCCGACCATATCGAGCCGGCCTCCGAGGAGGAGATTATCGCAGAGCATTTCGCCAAGGCCAAGGGGCCGGGGGACAGGGTCGAGCACGAGCTGACCCCGTACAAGAGGGGATCCGTCCGCGACAGCCTGGGAATCTGGTCCGTCGAGAAAGACGACGGACATCTCAGATTCTACAAGGGCAACGCCTCCAAGGACGCAGTGCAGGAGATGCAGTATTACCCTCCCGGCCTCGTGTCCCCGTCGGTGACGGCGGTGCACGCGCCGAAAACGCTGGAGAGGAGCGTCAACGGCGATCTCGTCGTCCGCGTCCTGACGCCTCGCGAGTGCTGGCGCTTGATGGGGTTCTCCGACTCCGACTACGACAGGGCCGCCGAGGTCTCCTCGGAGACCCAACTGTACAACCAGGCCGGCAACAGCATCGTCGTCGAGGTCCTCCGCGCGATATTCCGCGCCGTCGTCGAGGCCGACGAGAGCCCCGGCCAGACCGACCTCCGGAGGTGGCTCGGATGACGACCATGCGCGAGATCCTGGACGTCTCCGAGGTGTGGGTCACGACCCAGGAGATCGAGAGGAGGCTCGGACTCCCTCCCGGACGCAGGTCCCACATCAAGATCCGGTCCATGTGCCGCCACTACGCCGAGACCGGGAGGATGGAGACCAGATGGAGCGAGGGAGGGGGCCGCGAGTACAGGGCCTCCCCGTCGCCGAGGGACTCCAAGGCGTCCGCCCCCGTCGAGAGGAGGGTGCTGGCCGTCCTGGAGGGCGAGATGACCACGGGCGAGATCGCCGAGAGGTCCGGGAGGTCCACGGCCTCCGCCTACTCCGCCCTCGTCAGGCTCTCCAGGAGGGGGATCGTCGAGGCCGTCGCGTCCCGCCCGACGTCCGTCTGGAGGAGGGCCGACGGCGGCGGGACCGCCGAGGAAACGCTTTGCAAAGGATATACAACGGTCTCCGAGGAGGCCGAGGAGTGCGAGAGAGACTGGAGGAACGAGCCATGAACGACGACGATATTCTGAGAGAGATGGAGGACATCCTCCTCCGCAGGGACCCGGACCGCTACACCGAGACCGTCTGCCGGAGGAGGCTGGCCAGGGCCGAGGACGCCCTGGCCCTCTGCACTACGAGCTACGGCTCCGAGGAGGAGGCGACGGCCGACCTGGAGAGGCGCATGAGGGGACCGCACTGGAGGCCGGTCATATGACCCCGATAAGGAGGGTCCGGCGCTGGCACTGCGAGAGGTGCGAGGGGACCGCATGCGAGATAGTCTCCGACGAGGGGGAGGCCCCCGTCGTCTGTCCCTGCGGACATGTCGCCGAGTGGAGGCTGGACCGATGGAGGGGGCGCCGCTGGTCCCGTGCATGCTCTGCGACCAGGTCCCCGGACGCCCGGACCGCCAGGACGGGACGTGGAGGATCGTCTGCCCGATATGCGGGAGAGGGGTCGAGGCCGACAGCGAGAGCGACGCCCGCCGCCGGTGGGAGCTCGCCAATCCGAGGCCGTCGCCGTCCAGGTCCGACGCCCTGGCCCTCCTCGACGCCATCGAGGACGCCATGTGCGACCTGGAGGCTCTGAGGACGGTCCCCGGCGCGATGACCGCATGGTCGAGATGGATGGACGACCTGAGGGAGATCCGCAGGCTCGTCGAGGAGGCGGAGGGATGAACTTCGACTCCGTCCGCATGTTCGGCGACATGGAGGTCCCCGTCCGCGTCATCGCCACCGGAGGACGCTGTCCCTCGTGCAGACGCTACGGCATCGAGGCCGTGTACAGGAGGCTCAAGGACAGGACGGTCCAGTGCTGGGGGGAGTGCCCCTCGTGCAAGGCCAGGATCGTCGGAGGGCCCCTCCCCGCCGGCTCCGGAGACATGGAGGTCGAGACCCTCGTCATCGAGTCCGCCCAGGCCGGGAGGCTCAGGGAGGCGGTCCGGTGAGCGATTTCTCGGAGAGGGTCTACTCGCTCCTGACCGACGAGTGGCAGAGCTCGCGCCAGATCGCCGAGAGGGTCGGGGACCCGCGCGACGTCAAGGCCATGACCTACAAGGTCCGGAGGGTCCTGCTGACGTATGTGGGCTACGGGATGGTCGAGGTCTCCGAGACCGTAGGGGACGGATGCAACCGCCGTTTCTACTGGCGGAGGCGGTCTCCGTGAGCGAGAGGGCAGAGATGCTCGCCGCCGCCCTGGACTCGGAGTGGAGGACCACGAGGGAGGTCGTCGCGAGGTCCGGAGTGGAGAGGATCGCGGACGCCGCCGCCATCCACACCCTCCGCCAGGCCGTCCGCTACAGGCTCGCCGAGGAGAGGGTCGAGGTCTGCGACGACGGGGTCAGGAGGGCATTCTGGAGACGCCCGGAGCCGGGGTCGGAGCCGTCGCCCGTGTCCGGCGCGTCGGTGCTGAGCAGGAGGTCGAGGGTCCTCCTGGCCGAGCTGGACTCGGAGTGGAGGTCCACGCGCGAGCTCGCCGAGGCCGTCGGGGAGAGGACCGACAGGGTCGGGATCGACGCCGTCCGGAGGGCCCTCGCCAGGGCGGTCTCCAACGGCCTCGCCGACAAGCGGGTCGAGAGGAGGCCCGACGGGGCGCTGTGCGCCTACTGGAGGAGGAGGGAGCCATGAGCGAGCTCACCGACCGCATACGCGCCAATCTCGACGGCGAGTGGAGGACCACGGCCGAGATCGCGGACGCCTCCGGGATCCCCGGGATGAGGTCGGAGGCCGTCAAGCGGACGTACCGCGTCCTCCTGGCCGAGCACCGCAAGGGCTACGCCGAGAGGAGGGCCGAGGAGTCGGAGAGGGGAGGCAAGAGGACGTACTGGAGGCGGACGCCGTGAACGGCACCGACAGGACCCTCCTCGGACGCCTCGGCTCCGAATGGCGCACGACCCGCCAGATCGTCGAGGACGTCCGCGTCGAGTACCCGACCGCATACGCCGCGTTGAGGAGGCTGGAGGCGGCGGGGCTGGCCGAGAGGAGCGTCGACCGCCGCCGCGTCCGTCCCCGCGTCATGTGGAGGGCGACGGGCGCTCCCGCATGGGAGGCCGAGAGGGAGAGGGCCGTCCGTCGGGACAGGTCGGCGGGGCTCGCCGTCGTCGACAAGGTCGGGACGGACTGGACGCCGACCGCGGTCATAGCGCAGAGGTCCCGCCGGGACGTCGCCAGGGCCGAGGACGCGCTGAGACGCCTGAGGAGGCTGGACATAGTGGAGTCGAGGACGTCGGAGTCCGGGACGGAATGGAGGCGGATAAGATGACCCGCGTCCGCCTGACCCTCGACATGGAGGTCTCCGAGTACGCGGAGTTCCGCGAATACCTCCGCCATGTCGCCGACTGGCTGGAGCTCCACGGCATGATGGACGTGAGCTTCGTCCGCGACGGGCGCGTCGTCGGGAGGGTCGAGGAGGTCGCCATGCACGGCTCCGGTCCTCCGGAGGACGATCCTGAGGAGGGAGACCGATGGCCGACTACGCGACCGTAGCGAGGAGCGCCCGCCTGATGATCGTCTCGGCCAGGGAGGTGATCGGGAGGGCCATGTCCGTCGCCGACGGCCTCGGAGACCGGAGGTCCCGCGACGTCCATGCTCTCCTGGCCCACGCTCTCGGATCCCTGGAGGCCGCATACGACGACGCGAGGAGCCTGGAGGACCGCGCGAACGGAGACATGGAGGTCGAGACGGCCCGGATCGTCAAGCGTCACGAGGACAGGATCAGATCCGTCGCCGAGAGCTACTCCCGTCGCTCATGGAAAGCCCTCGACGACGGGGACCCGACCGCATCGGCGGTCTACGGCCTCGTGTCCGACGAGCTCCTCCGCGCCATCGGGGAGGGAACGGAGGACGGCCTGGAGGAGGAGCCGCGATGCTCAGGTGCGACATGTGCAAGGAGCGCTCCAGGGAGGTCGTCCTCCACGCATACGCTTTCGGGAGATGGGTCCCCCTCTGCCCGGAGTGCTGGAGAAAGGCGAGGCATTTCGAGGCCGTCGACCGCGTCCTCGGAGGGGAGGAGCCATGAGCGTCCGCGACGACGTCCTCTCCGACCTCCAATCCGGCCCCAAGGCCGAGACCTGGCTGGTCCGCCGCCATTCCGTCGAGGGAGGCCCGGACGTCCCCAAGGTCCTCCGGAGGATGCTCCTGGACGGCGAGATCGAGGAGGAGAGGACGATCCTGGAGATGGGGATGTTCGTCCCCGTCTACCGCCGGACATGACCGAGGCCGTCCTCGGCGGTCTTATCGGCGGGTTCCTCGGCTCCGTCCTCGCCGACGTCATCGCCGACCTCGTCGCCTCATGGATCGAGGAGAGGTCAGGGAGACGTCGAAAACACTTATTAACGGCGTTAAGGATTGTTCACTCACCATAACGGAGGGTAAACCGTGAGCGACGCAACCAGATACAGGATCGAGGAGTGGCCGATCCATAGAGTCAAGCCATACGAGCATAATCCGAGGAGGAACGACCAGGCTGTCGAGGCAGTCGCCGAGTCGATAAAGGAGTTCGGCTTCAAGCAGTTCATCGTCGTCGACTCCGACGGCGTGATAATAGCCGGCCATACGAGGCTCAAGGCCGCCGAGAGCCTGGGGATGGAGACGGTCCCGGTCATCGTCGCCGACGATCTGACCGAGGAGCAGGTCCGCGCCTACAGGCTGGCCGACAACAGGACCGCCGAGCTCGCCGAATGGGACTTCGGCCTCCTGGACGACGAGCTGGACCTCATAGACGACATCGACATGACCAGGTTCGGGTTCGACCTCGGAGACGAGGACGACGACGGCGAGCCTCTGACGGTCCTCCAGGGCGATCCGGACGCCGTCCCCGATGCGGACGCCGTCTCGGAGTCCAAGGCCCGCAGAGGCCAGATTTGGAGGCTCGGAGACCATCGCCTCATGTGCGGCGACTCCACGTCGAGAGAGGACGTCGGGAGGCTGATGGACGGCGAGAGGGCAGACATGGTCGTCACCGACCCTCCTTACGGCATGAGGCTAGATACGGACTACACCTCCATGAAGTCCAAGATGGGCGGGCCCGACGGCAACCTGTATGACAGGGTGATAGGCGACAACGACGATTTCGACCCATCCCTCATCCAGACTGTTTTCGACAACTTCGGCGATGTGTCCGAGTTGTTCCTATGGGGCGCCGACTATTACTCCGAGCTCATCCCGAAGAGGAACGAGGGCAACCTCCTCGTATGGGACAAGACTGGCGGTTCGGAGACCAATCTCGCCTACGACAAGATGTACGGCTCCAACTTCGAGCTATGTTGGTCCAAGGCCCGCCATAAGAGAGCCATCATCCGGGTCCTCTGGAAAGGGTTTTTTGGACTATCGTCACAGGACACCAGGAGCCGCGTCCATCCGACGCAGAAGCCCGTCGAGGTCACGGAGTACCTGCTCGACCACTTCGGCGAGCCGGGGGAGGTCGTCGTCGATCTGTACGGAGGCTCCGGCTCGACCATGATCGCGTGCGAGAGGAGAGGGAGGAGATGCTACATGATGGAGCTCGAACCGAGGTACTGCGACGTCATCATCGCCAGATGGGAGGCCCTCACCGGACGCGAGGCCGAGCTCGTCGAGGGATGACCATGTCCGAGGAGACCAGGGACGGCATCTGGCTCACGATCACCGAGAACAAGGCCCAGAGGATGATCCAGGTCGTCGAGAAGCGGAGGACCGGAGGGAGGCCGACGATGGCCGTCACCGAGGATGGACTGAGGTACATCGAGAGGATGGCCCGTCGCGGATGCATCCTGGACGACATCGCCGAGGAGATGGGCGTCTCCAAGACCGTGTTCTACAACTCCGTCAACAAGGGCAAGGTGTCCAAAGCGTACAAGAGAGGAGTCGCCGAATGCGACAACCGCCTCAGAGCCGCCCAGGTGTCCAGAGCCCTCGACGGCAACGCCACGATGCTCGTATGGTTGGGGCGCGTCCGCCTCGGCCAGAGGGAGGAGGAGCCGCAGTCGTCCGGCGAGCTCGCGGCTTTCGTCAAGGCCCTCGAATCCCGTCCGAGAGGCGATCCGGAGGAGGAGCAGTGACCCTCTCCGCTTTCAACGACAGGACGATGGCCCGCATCAGGACCCTCGACTGGCTCCAGCTCTACGAGGGCCCCGTCCGCAGTGGCAAGACCGTCGCGAGCATCCTCTCCCTGATACTCCTTATCGGATCGCGTCCCGTCAGGACGGTCATCATGTCCGGCAACACCGTCGGATCGCTGAGACGCAACGTCCTCGACGGGGAGTACGGGTTCCTGGCATTGTGTCCAGGCGCGAGGCTCGTCATGTCCGGAGGGGTCGAGAGGGTCACGGTCCCGACGGATCGCGGGACGGTCACATTGTACCTGTTCGGCGGCGGCAAGGCCGACAGCGCCGACCCTCTGAGGGGCCTCTCCGCCGATGCCTGGTACGCGGACGAGATAACCAAGCATCATCGCAATTTCGTCGAGGAGGCTTTCGCCAGGACGAGCGCCTCGGAGGTCGGGGTCCACATCTGGACCTCCAACCCCGACAATCCGCATCATTTCATCTACAAGGACTGGACGGACCGCTTCAAGGCCATGTCCGCCGAGGATAGACGCGACCTCGGAGGCTACCACGAGTTCAGGTTCAGGCTCTCCGACAACCCCGTCATGACGCCGGACAAGATCAGATCGCTGGAGGTCCGCTACGTCGGGGTCGAGTACCGCCGCAAGGTGCTCGGAGAGAGATGCGTCGCCGAGGGGCTCGTCTACCCGGCTTTCGACTCGCAGTGCGTCTCCGATCCGCCGGAGTCGGCGAGGCTCTACTGCGCGAGCATCGACTACGGAGCGGTGCATCCGACGGCGATGGGATGGTACGCCCGCGACAGGTCGGAGGGACGCGCCGTATGGTACAAGATCCGCGAGTGGAGGGCGACGCCGGAGCAGTCGAGGACGATGACGGTCTCGGAGTACATGGACGTATTCGAGCGCATCTCCGCCGAGCTCGGAGGGCTCAGGAGGGACAGGCTCACCATCGACTACGGGGGCGGAGGGGAGGCCCTCGTCAGGGAGGCCGAGCGCCGGAGATGGATGCCCGTCGACCCCGACAAGAGCGTCCTGGACGGGATCGCCTCCGTCGGGATGATGCTGGCCGACGGGTCGCTCCGCATCTCGCCTCAATGCCCCCTCACCGCCGAGGAGCTCAGAGGGTACAGATGGGACGACAGGGCCTCCGCGAGAGGCGAGGACAGGCCGGTCAAGGAGCAGGACGACCTCGCCGACGAGACGAGGTACGCCGTATCGACTTTCATGGAGCCGACGCGCCGGGGACGGGGCAGAGGCATGGACTGAAACGCTTTCAAGGAGGAGACATGGCAGAGATTGACATGATAAGGACCTCGGACGAGGTCACGGACAAGAGCATCAAGGCCGCATTCGACGAGTGGACGGCTCGCCTCCCCCGTCTGGAGGCCCTCGACAGGGCGTACAGGACGGGACAGGTCGGCGACGCCGTCGACTACGCCGTCAACAAATGCAGATACATCTCGGACACGAAAACGGCGTACACCTGCGCCATCCCGCCGAGCTACGACACCGACGGCGACGACGAGGCCGCGGAGAGGATCGTCGAGGTCTACAAGGACGAGGTCAAGGAGCAGACCGACCAGGTCATAACGTCCTATTGCTCCAGGTACGGACGCGCTTTCGAGCTCGTCTACATGGACGTCAAGCAGGGGGAGCTCGTCCCGGACTCGGAGGCGATCTCGCCTCTGGACGCTTTCGTCGCCTACGACGGGGCCCTCAAGCCCGACTCGGTGTTCGGAGCCGTCCACTACACCCGCGAGCGCGAGGACGGGACCAAGGTCCATTACCTCGACGTATACGACAGGTCGGACAGGACGACCTGGAGCATGTCCGACGAGAGGACGCTGGCCTGGGTCAAGGGCGAGAGCGTCCCGCACGGGTTCGAGAGGGTCCCTCTGATCGAGTACAGGAACAACGGCGAGGCCCTGGGCGATTTCGAGGCCGTCCTCCCGATCCAGGAGGCCCTCAACCACGTCATGACGGACCGCGTCCAGGACAAGGACCGCTTCGCCGGAGCCTACCTGGTCTCCAAGGGCTTCTGGCTCGGAGACGACGACGACGAGGTCGAGGAGAGCATGACCAGGCTCAAGGACCAGCGCGTCATCGGCCTCCCCAGGGACGCCGACCTGAGCTACCTGACCAAGAGCTTCGACGAGGGGTCCGTCCAGGTGCTCGTCGACGACCTCACCGCCGAGCTCCACACCATCAGCCAGATCCCGGACCTCTCCGACGAGTCGTTCGCCGCCAACGCGTCCGGAGTGGCCATGCGCTACAAGCTCCTCGGACTCTCCAACTTGTGCGAGGCTTTCCTGATGCAACACCGCAAGGGTTTCGTCAGGAGGTGCAAGCTGTTCTCGACGGGGCTGTTCGGGAGGCCGGACGCCATCGACGTCTCGCGCATGAGATGCGTTTTCCGCTTCAATCTGCCCTCGGACGAGGCTTACACCGCCCAAGCATTACAGCAGTACCTCGCTATGGGCATCCTCTCCAGGAGGACCGCGATGCAGTCGTGCCCCTACGTCGAGGACGTCGCCCAGGAGGAGGAGAGGATCGAGGAGGAGGCCCAGGCCGACATCGAGAGGACCATGAGGGCCGGCGACGACCTGATCCAGAGGGACGCGATGATCATGCTCGGCGAGGAGATCGAGGACGATGCCTCCGAGACTGACGAGGAGTGAGAGGGACCGGCTCAAGGAGACGGTCCGCTACCAGGACCTCGGCTCCGGCCTGGGACCGAGGCTCGCCAAGGTGCTCGCCGGAGGGATAGACGACCTCCTCGACCAGATGGTCGAGCTCGTCGGACGCTACGCCGGGGAGATCGGCGAGTCTCCGTCCGAGGCGGCGAGATGGCTGTCCTCGGTGTGGGGCCCTTACGACCAATCCTGGCTCATGAAATACGCCGCGAGCCTCCCGGAGCCCCTCAACGGCAGATGGCTCGCCGAGCTCGTCGCGCCTCGGAGGGACCGCCAGGTCTCCCGCCGCAAGGCAATCGCATACGCCGCGAGGATGACCGCCGAGAGGATAGAGCAGGGAGCGATCACCGTCGCCGGGCCTCCCCTCGGAAAGGTCGCGGAGGAGGCCAGCGCGAGGACCGCCTACGAGGTCTCCAAGGCCGCCGGGGTCGCTTTCTCTTTCAGCCTCCCCAACCAGGGCCAGATCGAGAGGGTCATGCAGAGCGCCGGGATCTCCAAGCACATCAAGGACTTCAGCTCCCACGCGATCAAGGCCGTCGAGGACGAGGTCGTCTCCGGGCTCCTCGCCGGCGAGTCGATAGAGGACATGGCCAGGCGCATCCACAGGAACACCGAGGTCGAGAGCATGGTACGCGCCCGTCGCATAGCGAGGACCATGTCCACCGACTGCGCGGCCGAGGCCAAGCTCCGCGAGTACAAGGAGATCGGCATCGAGGAGTACGAGATCAGGTGCGTCTACGACGAGCGGACATGCAGGACATGCGGCCAGATGGACAAGAAGAGGTTCCCGGTCAAAGGGGCGCATCCCCGTCCGAGCTTTCATCCCAACTGCCGCTGTCTCGTCGTCCAGGTCCTCCCTCCGGAGCTCGCCGAGAGGCTCACGAGGTCCGCCAGGGACGAGGACGGCAGGACCATCCAGGTCCCTCAGTCGATGACTTTCGAGGAGTGGAGGTCCAAGTACGCGCCGGACTCCAAGACCAAAGGCAAGCTCAAGCCGGTCAAGGGCAGAAAGTCTCCGGCTCCGAGGACCGCCAGGAGGCGACGGCTGGAACCCCTCTCACCCTCCGATACGGGCTTAACGCCGTGAAAACACTTATTAACGGCGTTAAAGATGTTTCAATCACCGTAACGGAGGGTAAACCGTGACCGATTCGACAGACAGATCCATTCCAGCATCAGAGCAGACCCAGGAGACCGCGACGATCCAGGAGGAGCCGATCACATTCACCGAGAGCCAGCAGAAAGCCCTCGACGAGATCATCTCCAAGCGCATCGGCGAGGTCAGGGCCAAGCACGACTCGGAGGTTAGGTCGCTCAAGGAGGCCCATAAAAGGGAGCTCCAGAGGGCGACGATGGCCGAGGAGGAGAGGCTCAAGGCCGAGCAGGAGGACCAGCTCAACTCCCTGCGCCAGAGGGCGGAGGACGCCGAGAGGGGGCTCAGGCTCGCCACGACCCAGAGGGCCGCGGTCGAGGCCGGACTCCCTCCGGAGCTCGCCGAGACCCTCATGGGGGCCGACGACGAGCAGACCAGGCGCAACATCGCCGCCGTCCGCAAGGCCGTCGACGAGAGGGCCTCGGCCCTGTACGCCGAGAGGGTCGGCAAGGGGACCCCCAAGGCCCCCGACCATGCTCCGAGCGACTGGACGGACGACCTGAGGTCGGTTATGGGCCTCTCCGCCAAGGAAAGGAGAGACTGAGACAATGGCAACCGGATCGTACTCCGACGAGACCAACGCGGCGAACTCGCTGGCGGGCCTCACCAAGCACATCACATCCTACCTCGACGAGGTCGTCGTCGCTTCCGCGAGGACCAGCGACCTCGTCGCCAACCCGACCCTCGTCAGGGCCGGAGCCACCGCCGACACCGTCAAGATCGCGACCGTCACGATGGACGGACTCGGCACCTATTCCAAAGCCAACGGCTTCCCGACCGGATCCGTCACCCTGAGCTGGGCCTCCGTGACCCTCGGCTACGACAGGGCCAGGCAGTTCAATTTGGACGCCGTCGACATCGCCACCAAGGACGGAGCGCTCACCGCCGCCTACGCGATGTCCGAGTTCGTCCGCCAGAAAGTGGTCCCCGAGATCGACATGGTCAGGATCGCCAAGGCTTTCGCCGGAGCGTCCAGCGCGTCCCAGGTCACCACCGACTTCACCGCCGCCGCCAACAACACGGTCTCCGCGATCATCGACGCCATCGACGACGCCAGGGACGGGGCCGAGACCGAGGACTGCGTCGTCTACGTGGACCGCGCCCTCAAGCAGTACGTCTCCGGGTCCTCCGAGGTCACCAGGACCCGCGACATCGGGACCGCCGGCAACGCGCTCTACACCACCGTCGACAGCATCGACGGGGCCAAGATCGTGTACGTCCCCTCGTCCTACATGAAATCCTCATGGACCGCATACGACGGAAAGACCAACGGCCAGACCGCCGGAGGGCTCGTCGCGGCCCAGAACGCCGAGAACATCAAGATCCTCGCCGTCGCCAAGGATGCCGCCCAGGGGGTCGTCGCCCACAACCTCGCTCGCATCATCACCGACCCCGACGACATCGACGGCGTCAAGATCAACTACAGGATCTTCCACGACTGCGTCGTCCCCTCCCAGAAGAAGTACGGCATAGCCGCATACACCGACACCGACACCTCCGGCGACTGAGGGGATCGAATGGACGCCGGGACCGTAGCAACGAGCGTCACCGCGAGGCCGACATACGCCGCGCTCGACTCGAATCTCATCGAGGCCGCGAGCTCCGAGGCCCTCCAGGTGTTCGCCGACTACACCAACCGGGACAGCATCCCGGACTCGGCGCTCTCCGTCCTCGTCGACATAGCCTGCATCCGTCTCTCGATGGCCGGAGCCGAGGGGTCGTCCTCGGCCTCCGAGGGAGGGATGTCCCGCACATGGGACGCCCTCCCCCAGAGCCTCCGCGACAGGATGGACCGCTACAGGAGGCCGATGCTGTGATCCCTCTGGCCGCGCCCGCGTCCGGATGGACCGTCCTCGTCAGGACGGAGATCGAGGACAGGGGCGACGTCTACTCCGGATACGAGGACGGAGGCTCCGCGACGGTGACCGCATACCCCAAGGTCGTCACCGTAGCGAGGACCGAGGACGGCCTCGTCACCGACAGGAGGCTCGACGCCTACGTCGTCGCCAGGTCGGACATCTCCGCCGGCGACAGGATGGAGGACCCGGACGGCCTCGTCTGGACCGTCGTCTCGTCCTGGCCGTCGTCCGGAGGATGCACCCTGGAGCTCGCGAGGGTGGTCCAGTGACCGTCTCCGTCGAGTGCGACGTCTCGGACTTCGTCGGGCTCATGGACCGCATCCAGGAGGACCTCGCCGAGAGGACCATGATGGACGCGATGCGCCTGATCGGGGCGACCGCCGTCACCATTGCCCAGAATCCGGCCCCCAACGACACCGGGAGGCTCGCCGGCTCCATATCGTCCGTCTCAGGACGGGACGGCTCGACCTACTGGACCCAGATCGGGACCAACGTCGAGTATGCGCCGTACCAGGAGTTCGGGACCGGCCAGAGAGGGTCGGACACCTACGTCGACAGCAACGGCCAGGCCCACGTCGCCGACGTCGTGTTCCGCCCGGACTGGAAAGGGATGTCCCCGCATCCGTACATCCGCCCGGCGGTCTACGACCACGCCGACACCTACAGGACCATGATCGAGGACGCCGTCAGGAGGGCCGCGAGATGATAGACGAGGCCAACCAGATCCGCGAGATCGTCGACGCCCTCGACGTCAAATGCTACATGCGCTACCCGGAGACGGAGCCGTCCGGCTCTTTCGCCGTCCTCTCGATCACGAGCTCGACGCCCGAGTACGTCGACGCATACGGGACCGAGCACATCACCACAATCGAATACGTCCTGCACCTCTACATCCAAGGGTCGAGGTGGGACGCCTTAGACGTCGTCGAGAGGCTGTCCGCGCTCCTCTCGTCGTACCGCATCCGCCGGAGAGGGGTCTCCGACGGGTACTCGGACTCGCAGAGGCGGGTCCACATGGTCGTCGCCCTGAGCGAGACCATAGACAGCCGCGGAAACTGCTACATGGAGTGATACAGATGCCCGAAGCATACATAACCCAGGGAGAGACCCTGACCATCAACGGAACCGCGATCACAAAGGTCGTTTCCAGCCCCGAGCTCGGAGCGACCCCCAACAAGCTCGACGCCACCAATCTCAGCTCGCAGATGATGACCTACATCCC